TAAAATAAATCTATTACCTTTGCAACATATAAAAAAGCAACGCCTTACTTTCTTGTAAGGAAATGAGCCACTCATAAGTGGCTTTTATTATTTTTATGAGAGATTTTGTAGATTGGAAATAAAACATTATTTTTGCAGCGTAAAAAGTGCATATTTGAGCTTAGTCGTCAATTCTGCACTATAAAACGGATAATAAAGGGATGTGTTAACGCATCCCTTTTTATTTTATAGATAAAATGAAAAGCGAGCCGTTTTCAACTCGCCTTTTCAAAAACGTATTATACTAGAAGTTATAGCCAAGAACTAGTTCCTTCTCCTGTGATAATGTCGAAAGGATTCAAATTGAATTCTTTTGTAATGTTTGTATCATCTTGTTTACTTTCCATTCCGTCTTCGTTAAAGAGGCATCCCTTTAGCGTTACAGTTTCGGCGGTCCAGTCTTCACCGGCATAAGCATTAGTAAATGAGATGATCAAGTCAAATTCTCCCAAATCCATTAAAGAACCAGCCAATGCTCGGAGTTGGGAAACGGTATTATAATCCATTGTAATGGAGGCTGTACAGGTTTTATTGCCAAAACCACGATTGATAGCATTTCCTCCAATACCGTAGTTGTTTTCAACTTTACGAGTCTTGTTCCACTTGATTTCAGAAACTCCTTGCATAATAGTAGAATCTTCTGAAATGTCCAATGCTGGTATGGAAATGCGGATCATAGACCAGCTGTATGCTACATTGTTAATTATTGCCATCTTGTTAATTATTTATTGGTTAATGCCAAGCCCTCGACTACTTCAATACGGGACGCTACACCCACCGGAACAAGTGAATATTTAATGATTAGTGTATCATTCTTTAATACATTTTGATTCTTGTCAATTGTTACAGAAAAACCTGAAATTTCTTCATTATTCTGCATAGTTGTGAGGATGTCAGAGACAATGTTTTGAAACATCGTAATCTTGGCAGAAGATAGGTATCCAGTGCTGGGATCTACTTTCAACGGAGAATTGACATAAGGTAATAATGCGTTACGTACAGCACGTCTTGACTTATGAATTGTACGGTTTCTAGCAACTGTTCGGTAATCTCCATTT